AAGAATGAGGTCCTATTTGCAGATGCCTTGGAGAAATACCGTGCTGAGTACAAACCAAAGCCGGTATTTCTACACGAAAGGATCCACATAAGACGACAATATGTGCATATAATACTAATATTAATATGTATATTTTTGATATACGTCTACTATGAGTAAAATAGTAAAATGTCTCGGTATAGTATAAAGGGCAAAGATGCGAATGGAATTAGTAATCATCATAATAGCCGGTTTCATAATGGCAAATATATACACCGACGGAAAATATGTGAAGATGTTGGCCTCGGGTAGGAAGTACTATCAAATGGCAGGTGTAGCAATTGGGGCGTTGATGTTTTATATATTATTTAAACGAAATCCGTTACGAGCGCGTGAAATGGTGAGTGCATCAAATGAATATATTAAATATTTACCCATTGATAAGAATGCATCAAATATCATATCCCCGATATTAGACTTCACATCAAAGCATAGTTTTGCGAATGAAAGTAGCGAACAATATCCAATTATACCCATGTCAAACAATAATAATCAGTATGCTTCTGAGAACCGCATAGTGAAATCCGGAAAAAAATCAACCAAGCGATCTGTGAGTGAGACCAAGAAGAAGTTTGTAGCAGCTAGACAAAATTGGAAATGTAATGATTGTCAAAACCAACTGAGTGCGTGGTTTGAGGTAGATCATACGGTAAGACTAGAATACGGGGGCAGTAACCATATAGATAATTTAGTGGCATTATGTCGTGAATGTCACGGAAAGAAGACAACCATGGAGAACCTGTAAAACAATATAAGATACAATAAAATATACATTATTGTATACTAGATAATAAAATGAGTGCATTCGGATGGACCATTGGTCTAATCGTCGGATTTATATTATTCAACACTATTGTGTCCATTATCAGCTTACAATTTAATGTCGGATGGGCTAACCGGTTGTGGAATTTAATGACTGAAATATACGCAATAATTATTTCAATGATAACTGCACCTGTAATAAGTATTTTTAGACAAATAATAGCGTTATTCGTTAATTTATATACAGAAATAACAGAACATAAGGCATATGGATTAGTATTAGGCGCAATTATAGCAAGTGCCGTAATATTGAATTATGCGGCATATGATCCAGCAGCGGGGTCAACTGATATATATAAATATTTGTTCCCAATACTGGCGATATTAGGTAGTGTTTTTACTTACATGTTAATCAGTAAGCTAAGTGGTAGCACTCCAAATGATTATTCCGTGTTAGTTGCCTTGGCACTATTCGGGGTAATGTTTGGAGCGGCATTCTATTTCTATTCATCTGGTTTAACATATCCACTGACAGTGGCAGTCGTGTGTTGTATCGCATACCTATTTTTAAGTTATATTTCTGGCACATCAATGAAGTACGTGATAATTACATTGACCTCACTAGCAGCAATATTTGGGTTATCCTTATACTATATAATATCAATTGGTCAACAAAACCTAGATAATTCTATTATACCATATGTGCTATCAAGTATTTTGACATTAGCCATCGTAATAGGCTTAGCGATAGTATTCTATTTTTATAGTAATTACTTAAAAACTGTGGGTGGGTGGAAGGGGTGGTTAGTGAATTTTATATTCTATGTGCCGTGTTTGATACTAGATTTCCTGAACTATATTAAGAGTGAAATAGGATTAACGTCCCATTTGGTATACTATTTATTCCTAATTGAATTGATAGCAGCACTGTTGTACATTTATATACCTAAAATTATAAATAAGGTGGCAGCCAGTGAAGGTACTCCATTGTTAGCCGACACTGCCTTCTTAGATATAAAGAAAGAACTCGGTAGTGGTTACACGGTTGCATTTAAGAATACAAGTATGGCAGACGATGCGGTAACAACATTCAAACGGTCATATAGTATATCTATGTGGGTCTACTTAAATATTCAAGCACCAAACTATGCGTCTTACGCAAAAGAAGCCGAAATATTTAACTATGGAAATGGGTTACCAAAAGTGACTTATGTGAATAATGTAGATACCGACGGCGATAAAACACCAGATGTCTTAAAGATATACTATACAAACAAGGGTAATGTAACCGAACAAAGCTTTACAGTGAATATAAAGCCTCAGAAGTGGAACCAATTAGTATTTAATTATACATCTAGTCAGGTAGATTTGTTTATAAATGGACATTTAGAAAAAACATATGCATTTAATGATGATCCAGTAAACCCAAATTTACCCGAATATTTACCAAGTGATGTTATAACCGTTGGTTCGGAGGACGGATTGGACGGAGCCATATGTAACGTAAAATACCATTATGTTCCACAGACGAAAAGTCAAATAGCTACGTCTTATAATTTATTAATGAAACAAAATCCTCCGACAAATATTTTGTAATGAAACTATATAAGAATGACCCCAACCACCATAGTTCTGATAGTTATTATACTATTATTAGTATACGTGTTATATGCATATTTAACCGGCACAGTTACATCTCTCACGCAGACGGCCAGTTTGAAGTCGCAGGTGCCAGCTATTACCAAGATTGATGGAGCCAGAAACACGCGATATGGTTACAGCATATGGATATATGTAAATACGTGGTCAAACTCTGGAACGAAGACAATATTTAGTCGTGCTAATAACATGAAGTTGTATTTAGATACGACAAGTCCTAGCTTAATGCTGGATATGGCAATGAATGGTCCAGCCGGTGGTGCCTATGCAAAAGAAACCATGACGATTACCAGTAATTTCCCTCTTCAAAAGTGGGTTTGTATATCGATTAGTGTGGATAACCAGTTTGTGGATGCTTATTTAGATGGAAAATTGGTAAAATCACAAAGGATGTTCAAACAACAAACAACTGCTGGGGTTGGGTCAGCTCCTGCAACGGTGACTAGTTACATTCCAATAACACCTCCGGATGCCACGTTAAGCCCTATCAATTTAGGAAACGTCGGCCAAACCGGTGGGTTTACTGAATTTGACGCATTTATTGCCGAATTTAAGCGATGGTCTGTACCGATTGACCCGCAGAGTGCGTGGGATACATATTTAGCTGGAAATGGTACAAACGCAATATCTCGTGCATTCTCGTCATACGGAATAGATGTAGCTGTATTAAAGAATAATGTAGAGCAGACAAGGTTCTCGTTCTAAGATGATATAATAAAAGACGGATATAATTAAAAACGTCTGACATTTAATCCCAACGTATATTATAATAGATATAATATGAGTTTTCAACCAAATATAGCGCCTTCATCTTCTGGATCAAGCTTTGGTCAATCATTTGCAAATAGTGTAGGCAGTACCGCTGATAGTGTGAGCAACAATTTGTCTAGCACATTTACCGAGTTTTCTAGTCAAACTACCGCGGCAACGGGAGCAACTAGTGAATTTTTAACATCAAATACGATCATCGCAAAATTTGCATTTATATTGTTAATATTGGTTGCATTTTTATTGCTATTTAATTTAGGTGTAACAGTTCTTGGTTACCTTACTGATCCGTCTCCTGATCCATATATTATAAAGGGATTGATTGATGGTAACACTGAGAAGATAATACCACAGGATCCGAAACAGACTAATTCTATACCGATATATAGGTCAAATGACCAGTCAAAAGGTATGGAATTCACCTGGTCTGTATGGCTATATATAAATGATTTGGGAACTACTGCGGGTAAATATCAGCATATTTTTAGCAAAGGTGACGGAAAAATAAGCACAACCACGAGTTTATCTACTATACATAACGGACCCGGTCTTTATATGAAGCCGATGGAGAACACACTACGTATTATAATGGACACAGTCTCTCCGACAGACACCAATACTGAAATAGAGATAGACAATATACCTATTCGGAAATGGGTTCAGGTTACCATGCGTTTACAGAACACAGTGTTAGACGTATATGTAAACGGAATTGTAGTAAATCGTCTATTGCTGAACAATACCCCTATGCAAAACTATGGTGATGTATATGTTTGTCAACAAGGAGGTTTTTCTGGTAAGTTATCTAATTTGAGGTATTTTAGCAGGGCACTGAATGTATTTGAAATAAATAATATTGTC